GGTTTATATGAACAAGGTTGGAAAATTCTTCAGGAATTTATTTTTCGTTTTGGCGGCTTTGCTGGTGGTGCTGATTATTGCTTTTAATATCGACACCAGGAAGAAAAAGGCTGCGGAAGTTCCAGCGGCTGAGGTTCTGACGGTTGAAGCTGCGGCAAATAAAACAGCTGATAACAAGCCGGAAGTTTATGTTTACTGGAACGGAATGCAGGCAGCTTTGGCAAGCCTTACAAAAATTAAGGATTTTGATAAATACTACGGAATTGTTTCTATTGCTGATTTTGAACACTTTTCTGATGATGATTATTTGAAAACTTTGGAAAGTGTTGAAAAAAGCGGAATCAGTTATTTAGCTGTTAGATGCTTAGACACTAACCAGGTTTTGGTTATTCATGATGTGAGTAGATACGGAACGGCACGTTTTGGCACTATGGACGAGCGTGGGGACTTGCAAAAGTTGCTTTATTACTTTACTATCGAAAACGGAAAGGTTCTGCGTTTAACTGATGCAGAACTTGACGCGCTGGAAAGTGCGAAAAATTAAAACAGGCTTTTTTACCAGTCAGACATTCAGGCGGCTGACTTGCCTGCACGTTGATTTGTCGGCGTAAATCGTGCAGGGACTTAAAAAGAGGAATGGCATCCTAGTTCTGACGACAAGGGATAAAATGCTATTAAGGGCAGTTTTCACTGCCCTTTTTTATTTTTAAAGCGCGTTCATTGCGTCGTTGTAAAAAACCTGCATTTCCCTTGCGGCCATTTCACTGGCAGGTTTAAGCCAGGGATTTGCCGGGGTGATTGTGGATTTATGTTTCATGTTCAGGACCATTTTCTTTTTGAATGATACTGCATCGCCGGACTTCCTGAATGATGTTACTTTGAAAACGCTGTTGTTATAGCGAACAAAACCGCCGGTGTTTTTTGCGACAAAGGCACGGGCTACGGAATTTTTCTTTGAGCCGTGGCCGGATGCCATTGGGATTATCTGCGATTTAATTTTTGAATAATACATTGAAGCTGATACGCGGTTTTTTGGATTTCCGCGGCGTGCGGTTACTGTCGGAATGATTAGGTTTCCGCCAGAAGAACTTCTTTTTGTTCCGCCGGATTCCTGACGGGCCATGTATTCAGCGCGATCTAATATTCCGGTGTAGCTGGCAAGGTTTACAACGGTGTTTGCCTGCTGGCATTTGGTATAGCGCACGCTGTTTGCCGTAAAATTATTACGGGTAATGAAATTCTTATGAATATTTTCTTTTGCGTACTCTGACGCCTTAAACGCTGCCTGATTCAATGACAGTGCGGCGGCTTTAATCATTGTGCGGTGTGCGTCGTCGTATGCTTTGGAAAACGTGTTGAATGTTTTAATTGAACTCATGGTTTTATTTTTGGACGGGTCTTATAAAAACGCAATAACAAAAAAAATGTCCGTGCATGGAACACGGACTTGTGATTCACCCGAAGGAAGCATCTTCAGATACTTAAAAATATAACACATTTAGCGTTTTTGTCAAGGTGGAAAGAAATTCACGCTATATGTGGGGAATTTTCCACAAGTTTTCCACTCTTGTGGATTGATATGAGTACTCACGGGGATGCTGAAACAAGTTCAGCATGACGGGTGCAAGCTCAGCACGGCAGGTAAAGGAAAATAAAAGTTGATGTTATAGCGTTATTTATAGTTTGAATTGAAAATGAAAACTATGGGCATACTTTTAGACGATCCAGACGGAATCGGAAATTTAACAGGAAAGCAATATTGGGAAGTGCAGCTGAGAAACAAAAAGGTTCTGCTGCAGAAGGTGCAGGAAGGAATTTTGCATTTGTCTTCTGCTTCCGGCGCAAACAATATTGTTTCTTACACTATCGACACAGGACAGGATAAACAGACTGTTACACGCGCCGACTTGTCTTCTTTGAAATCACTGGAATTTAATCTGCAGAAAGAAATTGCGGCTTTGGAAATGCAGCTTTATAACAATGCGCCGCGAATAATTCAGCCGGGGTATTGATATGGGTTTGTTTAATTTTGGAAAAAAGAAGGAATCTCAGATAATGGCAATGCCGGAAAAAACGCTGAATAATTACGGCGTTTATCTGCGTGCTTTGGCCGGTGATTCCTGGAACGGTTCAAAGTTTGCGGGCAGCTTTGGCCCGATTGACGATTTTACTTTTGTTGACTACTGGACACTGAGAAAAAGAAGTTTACGTTTATTCCGGGAAAACATTTACGCAAAAGGTATTATCCGCCGTTTAATCTGGAATGAAATTCACACTGGACTTGTGGCAAGTCCGGTTCCAGAAAGTTCAATTATCTGGCCTAAAGAAGATCCGACTGCACGGGAAGAAAAAGGCGTTCGTTTTGGTGAAGAAATTTCTACACAGTTCAATTTATACGCAAATACACCGACTGTTTTTGACTGGGGAAAGCATCGCAATTTTGGTGAGTTCCAGGCACAAGTTCGCTTTGAATCTTTGGTTTGCGGCGACGGTATTATTATTTCAAGAATTGACAAAGACACACAGCTCCCGCGCTGGCAATGGGTGAACGGCGACAATATCAGAACGCCGGATAATTACTCATGCCCACCGGGCGGATATATTAAGCATGGTGTTGAGTTTGACAAGAACGGAAAAAAGATTGCGTTCCATGTTAGAAGCGAGGTAAACGGAACGGTTACTTATGAACGTGTTCCGGTGCGCGGTAAACATTCCGGCCGTTTAATCAGCTGGATGGTTTATGGTTCAGAAACGCTTCTGGATGATACACGCGGGGAACCGTTCCTGGCTGATACTCTTTATATGCTTAAAGACCTTGACCGCTACCGCGATGCAGAAACACGCGCTGCGGTTGTTAATGCCATGCTTGCCTACTTCATTGAGCGTGGCGGCAATAATACGACTTTCACACGTCCTACTGACGGACTTGCTTCCCGCTTACGGCCGAACAATATTGAGCCTAAAGGCTACATGGAAGAAGGACCGCGGCAGGAAATTAAAATCACTGAACCTGGCACGATTTACGATAATCTTTTGCCGGGTGATCATATTCAATCATTCCAGACTAACAGACCTAACGTTAACTACTCCACTTTTGAACAGGCTGTTTTAAGCGCTTTGGCTTGGACTCACGGCATTCCGCCGGAGATTTTAATGCTGAAATTTGGCAGCAACTATTCTGCATCACGCCAGGCAAATAATGAATTTGAAGTTTATCTTTCACGCCAGGTAAAGAAAAATGCTGATGATTTCTGCCAGCAGATTTATGAACAGTTTGTAACTCAGGCGGTTTTGACCGGGCAATTAAATCTTCCTGGATTCATTGGCGCTTACAATGATGTTTCAAAATGGCGGATGATTTCTGCCTGGCTTAGCTGCGCATGGATCGGCTTGAATCGTCCGGCTGTTGACAGGCAGAAGGAAGTTTCTGCTAGTCAAACGGCGCTTGATAATGGACTTTCAACATTTGACATTGAAGCAAGAAGAACCTGCGGTTTGAGCTTTGCCCAGGTTATGCAGACGCAAAAGCGCGAACGCGAGCTTATGGAGCGCATGGGATTCACGCCGCACGTTGACGAAGATAACAACGGAAAGCCTGCTTATTCTTCCGGCAATAAGGATGATGGCGGCGAGGATGGCGACGATGAAAACAACGGAGCCATTTAGCTGGCTGAAACATGAAGCTGAACTGAAGCGTGAAATTGACGCTTTGGAAAAACTGGTTGCGGAACTTAAAGCGGATCTGAAAGAAAAGAACGGTTTAGTGAGCGACTGGAAAAAACGCGCACTGGCGGCGCAAACGGCGGTAATGCAGGCGTATATGATTGCGTTGCGCGAACACTGGAACGCCGCTGAAGATATAAAACCGCCGATGGGTGTTCTGGTCTGGTGCCAGAGTTATGGCGGGGTTCAGAAAGCTGCGTTTTTTGTGGAGGGTGAAACATGGTACACGGAAGACCACAAGAAAATGCACGTGGAATGGTGGCAATATTTGCCATTACAGAAATAAAAGGAGGATGCTATGGAAAACATGGATAAAGAACTCTTTTTGAAAATGTATGCGGATATACAGGAAAACAGCAAGGTGATGGCAAGGGTTGAGGAGAAAGTTAACAACATTGTAGTTGTGACTGAACAGCAGCAGAAACAAATAAACAAGCTCATTGAAGATAATATTAAAAACCAGCAGGACAAAGAAGAACTGAAAAAAATCAGCAATAAACTTGACGGGGCTTTAACAAGAATTGATTCGCTGGAAAAAAAAAGCGGTCAGGTTGCGTTAGGGGCCTGGAAGAAAATAGGACTTGTAATTCTTACGGTTGTAGTAACGGCCGTGACAACGGGCGTAATAACCGCAATCACAACAGTGCTAAATAAATGAGGTAGAAGAAATGGCTGAAGAAATCAAAGATGTTACCAGTGACGAAGCTGGAAAGGACGAAAAGAAATCTAAAACCGGAATCAAAAATCTTTCTAAGCTGGGAATTATCCTGGCAACGGTAGAAATGATTGCTATTCCGGTTTTGAAGTGGGCCGGCATCCTGAAAGAAGTTGACATTGGCGATGTTATAAAAATTGCCATTGGACTTGTGGCAGTATGGACGCCGGGCTTTATTTCCATCTGGCTGGATAAGATTGCGGCCGCATTTATTGCAAAGTTTACGGGCAAGGTTGAAGGCAGTTCTAGCGGCGAGGTTTTGCAATGAAAGCGATGTTGATTTTGTGCGGCGTGCTTTTTCTTCTTTTGGTGATTTTTATTTTGCTTTTCGTGATATTTCGTAATAAGGCGAAAAGTTATAAAGAGAGTTACCAGGAAGCGCAAAAGCGCAATGAAGAATATGCGGCTGAGCTTGGAAAGGCAAAGGCTGCAGAATGGATTAAAAGCGACGAAAGGAAAAAGACGGATGAAAAAATTAAGGAAACTAACAGCAAAACTGGCCGTGATAAGTTTGATGCTATTAACGACGGGTTGCGTAACAACGGAAATAAAAACTAGAACTGTAGTTCCTGCTGTTGATTGGCCGGTATTCCCGGATCCGGCAGGAATTGTTGTTTATGACGATGTTACTGACACGGTTTCTATGCCGCTGGAATTTTACGAAAGAATCTATGAATACAAGCTGCGGGTTGATGAAGCTGAAAGGGTTTATCTACTGCAGAAAGCAATCTTTGAAAAGGATAATCCTGAAAAATAAGCGGAGGGCATTAAATGAACTTAGCGGAATTTTTGAATAAGTACACCGGAAAGAAAGTGGACTTTGACAAGGTTTATGGGGCGCAATGCGTTGATTTGTTCCGGCAGTATTGCCAGGACGTTTGGCAGATTCCGCACACTGGTGGCGTGGAAGGTGCAAAAGACTTGTGGCTGAACTATGACAAGATACCCGGCGAAAAGGAATATCTTTCAAAGGTGACAGGTTTACCGGCCGCCGGGGATGTTGTTGTTTTTAATGCTACGAAAACAAACAAATATGGTCACGTGGCTATTTTTTTAGGCGGCATTGATTATGAAAACATTCTGGTATTTGAGCAGGATGGCTTTAAGCAGGATGGCGCAAAATACGGAACTAGAGGTTTTGACAATATTCTGGGATTTTTTAGAAAAAAATGATTGAAGTAATTATTTACATTGTCATTTTTCTTTTTGTTGCTTTTTTTTGCTTTTGGGGCTGCGTGGGTAAATTATGAAGAACACAAGGAAAGAAAAAGAGAATTAAAAAAGGCTAAGGAAAATTAAAAGACTGCTAAGGCGTTATGTTATAGCGTTTTTAATTGTCTGGCTTGAAAATGGGTACTATATGAAAGAGGTTTTGATTAACAAACAGATTGGTTCTGACTGGTGGGAGGAAGGCATCACGGCTGACTTTGTGCGTGATGAACTTAATGCTGCCGGGGATGATGAAATCAGAATCACTATTGACAGTCCTGGCGGAAGTGTTTGGGACTGTATTGCGATTTATAACACTATCCGCGACTTCTGCAGAAATCATAAAAATAAAATTACTACATACATTGTGGGCATGGCGGCAAGTTCTGCCAGCGTGATTGCGCTTGCAGCTCATAACGCTAACAGCAATAACAAGATTATTGTTGAAGATAATTCTGTTTATATGATTCATAAGGCATGGCAGATTGTAAAGGGTAACGAAGAAGATCTTGCGGAAGCTGGTGAAGCTCTTAAAAAGATTGATAACGTTATTGCTTCTGCTTATGCAAAAAGAACCGGGCGCGACACAAAAAAATTGCTGGATGAAATGAGCAAGGAAACATGGCTTTATGGTCAGGAAATTGTTGATGAGGGTTTTGCGGATGAAGTTATTTCAGCTTCTGACAATGCGGAAGAAACTGAAGAAAATATTCTGACACTTGCCCAGGCAAAGGTTACTTCTACACGCGAGCAGATGAAGGCTATTAGCGCAAAAGAGTTTATGAACAAGGTTGCGGCTTGCGCGACTATGGAAATTCCGGGCGGCAAAAAGCCCGTAAATAATAATTCTGCGAAAGCAGAAAATGGAGGGCTGGAAGTTATGACAGCTGAAGAATTTAAAAAGGCAAACCCTGAAGCATACGCTCAGGTTGTTGCTGAAGCAAAAGCCAGTGGTGTTCAGGAAGAAAGATCACGCGCTGACGCTTTGCTGAAGATGGGTGAAGTTGCTGGCTGCCCGGAGGTTGCCGCTTCTTTCATTCGTGATGGGTCAGCCGTTGCAGAAGATAAGGTTCAGACTACTTTCTTTGAAAAGAGAGTTGCAAAAGCTAATCTTGATGCACAGGCTAAAGACGAAACAACTATTCCTGCGGCAGTTACACCAAAGGACGACGGCCAGGTTGATGAAAAAGAAATCATGGCTGCTTTTGAAAAGGAAATAGGAGCTTAAAATGGGACAGATGGCTGGAAACATTGAAGTGAAAAATCACAATCCCGATAACCTTTTTATCGGTAACAATAAGTTTGTAAGCGGCACTGTAAAACTTGCAGCTTCTGGAACTGCAAAAGACGGTTATGTTCTTACACATGACCTTACAAACAATGTTTGGGAAGTTGCAACAGCTTCTACAATCGACGACGGACTTCCTATGGGAATTCTTGCTACACGCGACGACATTGTAAATACAGATTCGTCAAACCCAGCTTCTTTTGCTGGTCAGCGCATTTGTATTGCCGGTGACGTAAACAAGAACCTTTCTTCTATCGGAGGAACAGGTCTTACAGATGTTCAGGGTGAATACCTGCGTGTTCAGGGAATTTACAACATTGATGCAAAACAGATTGGCACTTTTGACAATCAGTAAAACAGGAGAAGAAAATGGATTTTTTGAAAGCCGTTCTTAAAAAGTTCACTGAAGATGCGCGCATGAATAAGCGCGGATTCTTTACAACTTTCTTTAAAACTACACCTGAAGATTATACTGACGGTGAATATGTTGAAATTGACATTGAGCGTTCAGGCGATTATGTTGCGCCTACTCTCAAAGATGCACGCACTGGAAGCGTTGTTATTGATGAAGACGTTTTCACAGAAAAACGCTTTAAGCCACCTTATGCTGCACTTTCAACACCGGTTCCACTTATGGACCTTTTGCAGCGCCAGCCTGGCGAAAGCGATACTGCAGAAGTACGCGGTCAGTGGTTTGGTAGACTTGTAAACAAACTTACAAAGTCGCTCAGCAAGTTCCATCGTATGTTCAAAGAGAACATTGAACTTCAGTGCGCTCAGATTTTGCAGACTGGCGTTGTAACACTTAAAGACGCAAACGGCGCTGATGTTTACACTTTGAACTTTAATGCAAAGGAAACACACATTGTAACAAATACAAACAGCTGGGATGGAAACTCTGCTGATCCTATCGGCGACCTTCAGGGTCTTTGTAATGTTATCAATGACGATGGAAAAGCTACACCACAGATTGCTATTTTTGGTGCTACAGCTTGGCAGTATTTCATTTCTAACGCTGCTGTTAAAGATATGGTAAAGCGTGACGGAATGAATCTTGGCGCATTGAATCCTGGCCTTCTTAACAAGAGCGGCCGCTATATGGGTTACATTGACGTTTCTTCATACCGCCTTGAATGCTGGGTTTACAACGATTCTTACAAGCGTGTTAACGGTTCAACAGTTTACAAGTTCCTTGATACAAACAAGGTTGTTATTACTACAGCTATTGAAGATCTGGACTTCCGTATTGTTTTTGCCGGTGTTCCTACACTTGGAATGAAAGAACCTTTTGCTTCTGTAATTCCTTCAGAAGTAACATACGACGGATTTATCCGCTGCCATAACCGCGTATTTGAAGACGCTACACAGGACACTTATACAGCTGAATCAAAGATGCGCGCACTTGCCATTCCGGTTTCTATTGACCGCTTTGGCTGTTTGACAGCAGTACACTAATTCTTTTTGGGGGTGCTTATATGAAAACTTATAAGATTGCTCCCGGAAAAAGCCTTGTGGCAAAAAGCCGCGTGTACGGTCCGGGAGAAGTAATTACTGAAGATTGTTTTGGCGATAACAAAACAATTACTGAGCTTTTGAAAAGCGGAAGCATTTTGGAAGCATCTGAAAAAGCTGCTGAAAAGACAGAAAAGGAAGATGTTAAGGAAAACTTAACAACTGACAAGAAATCTAAGAAAGCGGCAAAAACTGAAGGCACTGAAGAAAATACTTCCGGTGCTAAGGCTGAATAATGGGATTAAGGGAACTTGCACTGGCTGATACCGCTATTACTCTGGAATCAGCCGATGGCGGAACAGCAGCATTTACATTAAGTGACAATAACGGACATTCCTGGTCTATTACCGGCATTGTCGGTGACATTGGATTCCTTGTTGATACGGATGGAAACGCTGTTGCCGGGAGGACAGTCTGGGCAAGTTTCCGTTCAGACAGAGTGACGATTGACGGGAAAGCCAGGGAACCTGAACGCGGGTGGTCATTTAGTTACACTGATTTGACGGGCAAAAAATGGGATCTTAAAGTGCTTTACAGCGAACCTGACAGAACGCTGGGAATTACTAAGATTTATTTGGTTTTGAATTTAAGCGGTAGTTGATATGGCGGAGATAAATGAGCTTTTAAGCACACCTGATAACATTGAAACTATCCGTGATACTGTTGCGGCGATTTTGGCGATTGAGCTGGAACACCAGCACGAACTTGCTGTTGAAGCCGGGGACGTAAACGCGCGTGATTATGACGTGGGCGTTTATGTGGAAAATGATGATCCGATTCAGCAGGTAAATGCAGACAGTAACCCTTTTCCGCTTGTAAACGTTTCGATTGATGCAACGGATTCAGACAAGGGTTCTACTACAGTAAACAAGCATAATATGACTACAAAGATTATGCTTGATGTTTATGCTACCGGAAACACTTCCAGCAGCGAGGATGCCGGAACTAAGGCATCACTTAAAGCCTGGAAAACAGCGCGCCTGGTTAGAAACATTATAGGGGCTGAACCTTATACTTATTTGAGTTTACAGGGTGTTGTTACAGGACGAGATATGACGAGCTTCCAGGCTGGTGAGCCTGCAAACTCTACGAGCGCAATTCGCGTGAAAATGATTAGGATAACTTTGGAAGTTACCTATATTGAAGATGTGGCAATTACTGGTGGTGTTTTGTACGAGTTAGGCGGAACGCTAACCATAAGCGACAAAGACGGTCACGTTTTTGTTGGATAAATTAGAAAACTTTTTGTTTTAAGGAGATAGCAATGGGTGTAACAGCTAGTGCTATAAGCCGTGTCACAGGTGTTGAAGTTTCTTATAAAAACTTCAATGTTGGTGCGGCTGCAATGCTTCCGCAGCGTTTAGTAATTATCGGTGTTGGTAATACCGGTGTTGACTACTCTACGGAAAAATACGAAGTGGAGGCCAGTGCG